CCGTCGCAAAATATTCCACAAATATACGCAGCATTTTACAGGATAAACCCTGGGGGGCGATTGCGGTGACTACTGAACGCATGTACACTATCAGGGGATAACGCAGCACAGGCCGATTACGGGACGCTGACGGCATGAAAGGACGCAAGCCAAAACCGCGAGAAATAGCCCTGGCAGAAGGGGCACACTTAAAGAACCCACAGCGGTACAGAGACGAACCACCGCCAACGGCATTCCACGAGCCAAAGATGCCCGCCGACTTTCAAGGAGTTGCAAGGGAAGAATGGGAATCAATGCGGGATCTTATGAAGCCTGCCGGGATGTGGTCAGCAACCTATCAGGCAACGATCTCGATGTACTGCGAGGCTACCGCGAGATACCACGAGGCACAACTCAAAGTTGCAGAGCTGGGCCTGGCGATTGAAACAGAAAACGGAGTCAAGCGCAACCCGTTCGCGGTTGAGCTTCACAAGGCTAAAGAGCAGCGGATGAAGTTGCTCGTAGAGCTTGGCATGACGCCAAGTAGCCGAAACCGCGTAAGTGCGAAGCCCGAGGATAAGGGAGACGACCCACTTCTGGGTCTAGTGGTGTGATAACTTCTGAACGTGCTATCGAGTTCATTGAGTGCTTGCCGCTCAGTGGAGACTATGCAGATAAAAAGTTCATTCTCCGCGAATGGCAAAAGGACATTCTGCGCAAGCTGTTCGATACAAAGCTGGAAGACGGCCGGCGACAGTATCGAGAGGCAGGTCTGTGGATACCGCGCAAGAACGCCAAGAGCCAGCTAGCAGCCGCAATTTGTGCGGTCTTTATCTTTCTTTCTGACCGACAAGAGGAGGTGTATTCCTGTGCTGCTGAAAAGGAGCAGGCAGGCATCATATTTCGGCTTTTGCAACAGATGATCGAAAGCAGTGAACTACTGCGAAGCAAAGTAAAAATCATACCGACACAAAAGCGGGTTATTCACAAAAAGACCGGCACTATCTTTGCATCACTATCAAGCGATTACGCATCTAAGCATGGCTACAATTGCAGCGTTTTGGTTGCTGACGAGATACACTGCTGGCACCGCCGCGAGCTTTTCACTGCACTAACAAGTGGCAGTGCAACACGGGCAGAACCCTTATTCCTTACGATAACGACTGCGGGCAACCGTGACGAAGGTGCGCTAGAGTGGGAGCTGTACGAATACGCTTGTAAGGTCCGCGATGGCTCTGTCGATGATCCGACATACTTGCCGGTTATTTATGAAATTAAGCAAGGTGAAGACTGGCTAGATGAGGAAGTATGGAAGCGGGTCAACCCTGCCCTGGGCGACTTTAACAGCATCGAGGCGATGCGTCAGGCAGCTGCCAAGGCTCAGGTGAATACTCGCCTGGAAAATGACTTCCGGCGGTTACACCTCAATGAGCACACGCAGCAGACAACCCGCTGGCTATCACTTGAGAAGTGGAACGCTTGCCGATACGCAAACCGACCGATTGAGCGAGGCGACCAGGTTGTTGGCGGTCTTGATCTTGCCAGCACCACAGATATCGCAGCCTGGTGCTTGGCGGCACCACGCGAAAAGGGCTACGCCCTGAAGTGGAAGTTCTTCATCCCACAAGACCGAATGATTGAGATCGAAAAGAATGACCGCGTTCCATATACGCAGTGGGTGCGAGAGGGTCACGTTATCGCTACGCCAGGTGGGGCCATCGACTATCAGGTCATCATCGATGAGATCCTGAAAGACTTTGAAGATTACGTCCTTGACTTCGTAGGTTACGACTCGTGGAACGCTACCAACACAGCCCAAAAGCTAGAAGCCGAGGGTCTGCAAATGGTCAAGGTGACGCAAAGCCTGGCCCAACTATCCGAGCCTACAAAGGAATTCGAGCGAGCAGTCTTAGAGGGTCAACTGCAACACGGAAGCAACCCGGTGGCAACCTGGATGGCGGGGAACTGCGAGTGCTACACCGACGCTTCCGGGAACATCCGGCCCATTAAACCGAAACACGGACAAAGCGCAAAGAAGATCGACGGGCTTGTTGCTGCAATTATGGCGATCAAGTTGTGCGGACAATTGAAAGACGATTTCACAAATATAGGAGCGTTGTGGGATGATTAGGAATCTATGCGTCATACCGGCACGTCAAACGTCAACGCGATTTCCTCGCAAGATATTTGCAAAGGTTGCGGGCAAACAGGTCATTCAGCGAGTCATTGAGCGAGCATCTCAAGCGGTAACAGTCGACGAGGTCTGCCTAGCGATACCTGACAACAAGGGAAACCGGGAGCTTCGAGACTATTGCGACAAGTGGAAGATCAGATATCACGCCAGCAAGCTCGACGAAAACAACGTACTAGGTCGCATCGCTGAGACGGCGCACATATACAGCCCAGAGACCATTGTCCGCGTGAACTGTGACAGCCCGATGATTCTGCCGGACTTCATTGATCAAGCAGTGCTAGAGATGCGTCAATTGAACAAGAAGAAAAAGCGCGTTGATTACGTGGGCTACAAATTCAAAGACACGCCCACAGTCTTGACCAGCTACGCGGCACCAGAGGTCTTCACGTATCACATCCTGAAGATGTGGGAGTCAGCTATCGAGCATGTTTCAGTGTCGGCCTATACCGAAATGCGTAGCGCGTGGATCAGCTTAGACGGCGCACCGTTTTGCACGACAATTGACAAAGAAGAGGATATTGGAAAGGTAGAGTTTTGGATGACAGAATCAGGATCGGCACAAAGCACTTAGACGAACCGCTCGTCATTGCTGAGATCGGTCAAAATCATAACGGCGACATATACCACGCTATCCGTTTAATACAGATGGCGGCGGCAGCCGGTGCGTCTTTGGTTAAACTCCAAGCACGCGACCGATACGAGGAATTCACACCTGACCAACTCAGTCGGCCTTATACCGGCCGCAATAGCTTCGGCAAGACATACGGCGAGCATCGAAAATTCTTAGACCTAGACAACAACGATTTTGCCCACATTCGCCAGCGTCATTTCTATAACGAGAACCCCACCGACCTGTTCACGACCGTCTGTGCAGTGTCTCGCATCAAGTGGCTGGAAGAGAGCAACTTCTGCGAGCTGTACAAAGTAGCCTCGAAAGACATGCGAAGCGAGAACCTAATCCGGGAACTAGCAAGCACCCGCAAGCCGCTAATCATCTCAACGGGTCAAGCCAGAAATTTGCACGAAGTTGAAGATGCGTTGAACTGGGCAAACGCCACGCAAGTCATCCTGATGCACTGCGTCAGCAAATACCCGTTGCCCATTGAAGAGTGCAAGCTGTCAAGGATTGAAACGCTACGAAAAGAGTTTGGTTGCCCTGTGGGGTACAGCGACCACTCTGCGGGGGTCAAGGCTCCGGTGGTTGCCGCGATCAAATACGGTGCGCAGTTGATCGAGGTACACGTAACCAGTAACCGAGCACTACCAGGAACCGATCACGCTGCAAGCCTTGAAGAGCCTGGACTGCGGCAACTTTGCAAATGGATTGAAGAATCAAGGGTCATGGTCTGATGCCTGTATTCTACAACGATGAACTGCTATTCATTCACATTCCCAAGTGCGGCGGGTGCAGTGTGACCGACGCAGCACGGGAAGGTTTGCCCGGATTTGTAGAGCCAGGCGTCAAACGGAAGTACCACAAGCCAGGCATTCCTATAGGTCACATCCGTGCAGTTGACTTTGAGTTCTTCACCGGTCGACCGCTCAACACGTTCAAACGGATCTTTGCTACAGTACGGAACCCGGTAGCAACGGAGTGGAGCAAGTGGAATTTCTGGAGAATGCGATTCTTTCAGGATGGCGAGGTTGTCAGTTGGCGTCACCCTGCGGACCAGTTTGCATGGGATCGGACGTTTGAAGAGTTTATCGAAAGCGGCGTTGATCCGTTTAATGATTGGTATTGCAGCGAAGTCGTCGAACACGCAAAGCCAAACTATAACGAGACTGGCCGCTTCAATTGGTGGCTAACGGAACAAGTCGAAGCAGTAGCAATTGAGGAGTCAGAAAAAATTAACGCGATTCTCGCATCGCATGGCTGCAAGGTGGAAGTGGGACACGCTAACGCCACAGGTGTGGGTGCTGCATCGATTACCGAAGAACACAGGAAAACGATTGAGGGATACTATGAAGGGTCTAATTTTTGACTGCGGAGCGTTGGGCGGCCTTGGCGTTATTATTTACGGTGTGGGCCTTGTGAGCGTGCCGGCTGCATGGATCACAGGCGGGTGTTTTCTTGTTCTGTTGGCAACGGTGGCGTCTAAATGATATTTGACCGGATCTTCGGCAAGCGTTCCCTAGAGAATCCAGCGGTCCCTCTAAACTCGGCAGGCATCGAGTCAATACTCGGAGCCGGCAACCAAGCGGACAGCGGCATTAATGTCAGCCCTGAGAAGTCGCTCGGTTATCCTGCCGTTTGGCGTGCTGTCAATATACGCTCCGGCACTCTTGGCCGTACACCGCTCAACGTCTTGCGGCGAGAATCTACCGGCAAGGAACGCGACGAGTCACACCCGGCGTTTAAACTATTACGCGATTCACCTAATCGTGACCAGAGCGCCAAGGAGTTTATTCAACTCCTAGAATCCCATTGTATCTTACTGGGCGGCGGATACGCATTCATCGAGCGCAACAGCTTTGGACAGCCCACGGCGTTAGTTCCACTTGATCCGATGCAAGTGCTTCCCTACCGCGAGAATGGCCGGCTCGGATATTCGATCATGCAGAACGGCAAGATGGTTGTGGAGTTGCCCGAGAACATCCTGCACATTCATGGCCTTAGCTGGGACGGCATCAACGGACTTGGCGTCTGTGACATCTTACGCGACTCGATTGGTCTGGGCCTGGCAGCGCAAAAATACCAAAGCATTTTCTTTAAGAATGGCGCGGCACCCATGACGGTCATCGAGCTGCCTAACGCACTGCGGAACAAAGAAGCTATCGAACGCTTTCGTTCCATGTGGGGCCGGCGTCATCAAGGGATTGAAAACGCACACCAACCCGCACTACTTGAAAACGGTGCGCAGCTTAAGAGCTTTAGCGTGTCACCTTCTGACGCCCAGATGCTTGCTACGCGAGACTTTGAAATCAAGCAGATTGCGAACATCGTCGGAATCCCGGCCTATCTTCTCGGAGATTCAACTCGCACCAGCTTCGCATCGCTTGAAGTAGAGAACCGCACATTCTTGCGTGATCTCATGGACCCGATGACAAACTGGGAGACAGAAGTCGGCCGCAAGCTACTGAGTGAGCAAGAGCGAGAAGACCGAACGCACGTGATCGAGTTTGACAAAGAAAGCATTGACCGGGCAGACCTCACCACGCAAGTCAACGCTTTAACGGTCCAGGTTAACAACGGACTGCTAACGCTCGACGAAGCACGTAACAAAATGAACATGCCGCCCCTGCCTAATGGTATGGGTGCGCAATTTCGTATTCCTTTAAATATGGGAGTCATCGGCGCAGCACCGACAGCTCCGGCAGATATCGTTGAAGATGAAGAGGGGCAACCTGCGCCCGAAGTGGAGCCGACAGCGAGCACGCCAGACCTTACCGAAGCGGCTGCATCTGTCTTGCAGCATGAGCTTGAGCGAGCAGCGGAACGGATCGCAGTCGATGCCAAGAAAAGAGCAAAGACGCGAGAAGGTTTTGACGCCTGGCTCGGAACGATTGACGACCGACACCGCAAAGTGATAACGCACAACACTCGACCGGCCGCGTTCATGGCTGCAAAGGCTACAGGACAAAAGCCCGGAGAAGTACACGTAAACACGTTGCACGGCTTTTTTGCTACGATTCGAGACAGCTACAAATTAGCGGCACCCTTCAACGATCAAGAGCGTGCCTTAAAGGTCAACGATGCCAGCACCCAGATACTAAAAGACTGCTACAAATTAGCGAGGCAAAGATGGAGCGACGACTCTGCGAACATGAAGTCAGACTAAACAGCGACGGCGAGAAGAACAAAATCGTCGGCACTGCTGTGGTGTTCTATCGTGACGGCGTAAAGGGGACAGAATACGACCTGGCCGGCTACGGGATGCCTGGCGTTAAGGAGCGCATTATGCCCGGAGCTTTAAAGCGTGTCCTGGGCAGATCGCAAGGCGGGACGCTAGACCGGAATCAAGATGTCTACGCCGCTGTGAACCATTCACCTGACCTGGTGTTTGCCCGCACTACAGCCGGAACGCTTAAGCTATCGGTTGATGATGAGGGTCTGCACTACGAAGCGACCCCCGCCGATACCACCATCGGAAAAGATGCGATTGAAAACGCTCGAGCCGGTAACTTCGGCGGGAGCTCGTTTGCCTTCAGCGTTGCCAAGGGCGGCGACAAGTGGACCCGTGACGCGAACGGCGTTGAGATCCGCGAAGTGCATCGAATAGATAAACTCGTTGATATCTCCCCGGTAGTCGCTCCGGCATATTCTGCCACTAGCGTCAACGCTCGCAGCGCGGACGAATGCCGCGATTCATACACCCGTTGGAAAGAGGAACAAGAAAAGATGGTTAATTGGAAAACATTAAGCAAGCGTCATGTGGTTGAAGTTACAGAAGATGACGAAACAATCACGCTAGTCTTTGCAAAGCACGCCGAAGAGGTAGAACCTGAAGCGGCTGCGGAAGATGACGAGATGCCGACACCCGTCGACGGTGAGTGTCCGGAAGGATGGCGATACGACGAAGAGAGCGACACCTGTGTCGCTGAAGATGTGGAGCCTGAAGCCGAAGAAGAAGAATACGATGAAGCCGCACAGCGGGCATATCGGGCCAGACTCGCAAGCGTGGAAGCTACACTTTAAAAGTAATTTGACAGAATTTCGATTCTGTTATAGAAATACCGACCGCATCGCAAAGGCCAAGTCCCAAGCGGCGCGACATATAAGAACAATAGAACGTACTCGCAGAAGACGCTGTTGTTTGCTGGATCTTTTTACGTACCAGCAGGCCACAGCTATTTTTATGCGCCTGCGTTTTACAAGGTTTTTATAATGAGTAAGAGTTTAGAACTTAAGCAGCAGCGCGTGCCGTTGGCTGCCAGAATGCGTGAGCTTGTCGCCAAAGGCGCAAAAGACGGGTGGACGAATGAAGCCCGCGCCGAATTTGACAAGATTGAAAAAGATATTGACCGACTTGCAGCCGAAGCGGTAGACGCTGAACGCGAAGAGAAGGGCCGAGCTTATGGCGATGCAGTATCTGCCGGCATCGATGAGCAGCGATTTAACGAAAAGAAAAACCGCGACGACGTCACTCTTGACATGCGTGCAAATGCTTTTCGTGCTTGGGCCTTTGGTGATCGTCCCTCGATGGTCCGTAGTGACTGGTCAGACCACGCAAAGGCTTGCGGTGTTGACCTTCACAGCCCGGAATTTTCTCTTCGGCTGATGTCGCAGGCTCCACGCAACGAGCAAGAGCTGCGAGAGCGTATCCGCGAGAACATCACCTATCGTGCCACAACCCCACAGTCGACGACTGCGGCCGCTGGCGGTAATACGATTGCAGATGACAACTCCCTGATGAATAGCCTCGAAGCTGCATTGCTCGCCCATTCTGGTGCCAGGCAGGTAAGTCGGGTGGTGAGAACAAATAATGGATCACCCCTCCCCGTGCCTCTCGTAAACGATACGGCAAATTCTGCTGTACTGCTTACGGAGTCAAGTTCTGCAACCGTTGCAAGCATTGACTTTGGACTGTTGACGCTCGGAGCTTACAAGTTCAACTCGTTGGTTTTGGCATCCTTTGAAATCATGCAGGACGCCGCCATTGATTTGAGCGCGTACATCGGCTCTGCCCTAGGCGAGCGGATTGGGCGCGGCACCGGGCCGTATTACACCTCCGGCACAGGCTCGAGTCAGCCTACCGGACAGCTCAAGAACGCGACGTCTGTGGCTAAATCAACTGACGGGCTTGTATCTTACAAGTCGCTCGTCAAGTTGGTTCACGCTGTCGATAGCGGATACCGAGCCAGCCCAAACTTTGCCGTTCAGTGCTCCGACGGAGTTTACTCCCAGCTCCGACAGATTGTCTCAAGTGACGGCGTGCCTATCTGGAGTGTCAACGTTGCAGAAGGCGCACCGGACAAAATCCTCGGCGTGCCTATCAACATCAACAATGACATGGTTGCAAGCAGCACCGTGGCAGCTTCGTCGATCATTGCAGCGGGTGACTTCTCGCGGCATATCATCCGCGACGTTGCCGATGTTCGCATTACTCGATTGACGGAACGCTACGCGATCCGAGATCAAGTTGCGTTCACTGCTAACTTCCGCACAGACTCCGGTCTGACGGTAAGCAGCACCGTGGCAGCAGCTTCTCAGCCCATCAAGGCTTTGAAGACTACCTAAAACGTTTCGCATCGTTTCCCTGGGTCCGGTCGTCGAGAAATCGGCGGCCGGGCTTTACGGAAGCACAACCCAGGGAAATACAAAAAATGAAAGTTGCAATTATAGGAACGGCTCCAAGCTCGCGAATGCTTGCACCGTTTGCCGATGAGTTTTTCGAGATATGGGCGTGCAGCCCTTATTTTAACATTCAAGACCGGACATTCTGCGACTTGCCGCGAATGACTCGATTCTTTGAGCTACACAAATGGGACGAGCCGGCACTGGTTGAAAAGCTCCGCGAAGCAGAAGCAGACGGCTACAAGCGATGGCTGAAGTCTTTAAAGTGCGAAGTCATCACCCAGGAACCTCTCGACGGTTGCAAGCAGTACCCGATTGATGAAATCGTTGCGGAGTTTGGCCGATACTTTACCAACTCAATCGCGTACATGATCGCCTACGCCATTTTGGAAGGCGCGGATGAAATACACCTGTACGGCGTCGATATGGCTGCAAGCGGTCCAGGGATTGAAAACGAGTATTCTGTGCAGCGTCCGAGCTGCGAATACATCCTGGGCGTTGCTGCTGGTCGAGGTATCAAGATCCACATTCCCAAAGTGAGCGACTTGATGAAATGCCGCCATCTGTATGCGTTTGAAGAGTCAGATGGTTTTGACGCGAAGATTGCCGCCCGCCGTAACGAGATCACGCAACGCTTGCACCACGCGAAGCACGAGATGGAGATGCAAGGCCGAAGTCATGCAGCAACATCATCGGCCCTTAATGAGTTAGCAACAACTCGAAGCCTTCTCAATGGGCAGCTTACTGACGGCTTAGACGCAGCGTTCACAGAACGCGAGCAAAGCCTGGGCAAGCAACTCGAGGGACTACATCAAGCACTGAAGCAAAGCCACGAGCAAGTTCTCGCGCTTACAGGGGCAGAAGAAGATTGTAAATACTGGGAGCAATGGAAGTGACCATATACAGAATTTTAGAACCGATAGCCGGCGATCATTGGAACCTAAAGCCCGGATGCCATTATGAGATAGCCGACCAAGTTGCCGCCAAGCTACTCGAAAGCGGCAGCATCGAGCCAGTGATTGAAACAGCAATGCAACCAAGACCAGGAGCGTCAAAGCGTGCTAGAAAAAATACAAAGCGCAGCGACCACGCCAGTGACTCTAGCGGAGGCAAAGAGACACCTCCGAGTGACGACTGACGACGACGACCAGCTCGTCAGGGACTACCTGCGTGCAGCTACAGAGTACTGCGAGGATCAGGTGCCTGGTGCCAGGTCTTTTAGCCAATGCACCTGGGAATGGAAGATCCACACATTCCCAGATGACACGTTCCAGATTCCACGTCCCCCGCTGCAAAGCGTCACCCATATCAAATATTACGCGACCGCATCAAGCACCGGTTTAACAACCTTATCAAGTACAAGCTACATCGTGAGCACACCGACGTCCTTGCCGGGCCTGGTAGAACTCCACCCCAATGATGGGAGCTGGCCAACAGTTGCAGACCGAGCGGATGCCATACAAATCAGATTTATTAGCGGCTACAGCAACGTACCAGAGCAGGCGAAGCAAGCTATCAAGATGGTTGTGGGGCATTATTACAACAACCGCGAGGCAGTGCTAACGGGAACAATCAGCAAAGACATAGAACACGGCGTCAAGGCACTACTAGGATCGATAGGATATGGCAGTTATTCCTAGCGGACAGATGCGGCATAAAATACGCATTGAGCAAGACAGCGGCAGCACGCGCAACGCTGTTGGTGAGCATGTGCAAAGTTGGGCCGAGTACGCGACTGCTTGGGCAAGGATTGAAAAGCGAAAAGGCGATGAAATAATAAGCGCAAACCAAAAAACCGCAAGCAGTACTCATACGATCACGATGCACTACCAGGCAGGGATTGACAGCAAGATGAGAGTCAAGGCAACGCTTACAGCCGGCAGCACCCACACCTTCGGGATTGATGACGTTGACAATTTAGATTTTGAAAACCACACGCTAGTTTTGACAGTGAGCGAAAATGCCTAACGCGATTAAATTTAAAGGCGTTTTGATAAATGAGCGCAAGGTCAAGCGTGTGCTAGAAGAACTGCCGCAAAAGATTCGCGGCCGTATCATGCGGGATGCTACAAAAAAAGCAGCAAAGCCTATTATTAAGTACATGAAAAGCCAAGTTCCAAGTGCTGACGGTAGTCTAAAAACCCGAGCACTAAAAAAAGCAATCGCTTCAAAGGTCAAGACATATCGAAAGGGGAAAAATGCAGGATTAACATACGTGGCAATTGGTCACAGGACTGGCGAAGCATTCCGCGAGGGCCAAATACCCTGGAAAGGTGCCGTTCCCTTTATTACTGTTGGCACGCCCTTTGAGTATGGCTGGAATATGTCACCAAATCGATACCGGCGCAGGACGCAAAACTTTGCACGATTAAAGTTTCCGAAGTCGTTAGCAAACGAGATCCGCCCAGCAATGTTAAAGGAGGGGCAACGCATCGCAAAAAAACATAAAGCTAATAAACTTTTAAGCAGTAGTGAACTTGAATCCTTTAGTTTTGCCGGCCGCGCATCGAAGGGAAGAATTTAATGGGCATTGAAGCTGCGGTTTATTCAGTGCTGAGTAACTCAACGGCCCTAAGTGCGTTTGTTGGAACCAGGATTTTTCCGAACACGATACCGCAAAATAAATCATTTCCATTTGTCAGTTTTACGATTGAAGACAACGAGAAGTTCCACGGCTTAGGCACCACTGAAAGCCTTACACGGGCCAGCGTCAGCGTTGAGTGTTACACCGAAAATAGCTATTTGGATGCCGTCAACATTGCTACCGCAATAAGAAATATACTGAACACGCAGAGCACAACCTGGGGAAGTTTGAACGTACAGAATGCACACGTTGGGAGCGAGACCGATTTGGGAGCGATCACGCCGACAGACGGCAGTGACGATTACATTTACCAAAGGTCGCTAGACTGCGACGTATTCTATTATTCAACGTGAGGTAAGAAATGGCAGCTACAGGCAATGGCTCAAGCATTACGCTGGCCGGTGGAGCAGTGGGAACGGTAACGGCATTAAGTGGCATCGGCGGCAGCCGTGAAACAATTGACACCAGCAACCTAGCCACCACAGGCGGTAGGACGTTCGTACCTAGCGACTTGGTTGATTACGGAGAGATCAGCGTCGAAGGTCACTGGTCTGGCGCAGCACCAGCAATCACAGGTAGCTCAACTGGTGCGTATAGCATAACGGTGGGCACTACGACCGCAAAAACCTGGGCGGGGTCTGGTTTTGTCAGTTCATGGCAGACAGATACCCCTATGGATGATCTCATCAGCTTTTCGCTAACGATTAAATGCACCGGCACTTGGACACTTAGCTAAACAGGAAAGGGAAACGATGGCACTAAGTAAAGAACAGATCCTCCAAGCAATCGACGCCAAAACAATTGAATTTAATGTTTCAGAATGGGGCGGTTCGATATTGCTGCGGGGGATGACTGGGCACGCTCGGAATGAATACGAACATTGGGCAGCACAGCAAACACAGCAGAAGGTGCCCGATTATCGTGGAATTCGCGAGCGTTTGATTATTAGTTGCGCAGTTGACGAGAACGGAAAGCCACTTTTCACGCAAGACGACATTGAAAGCCTTGCAGAAAAAAACGCGGACGTAATCGACCGATTGCATAGCAAGTGCCAAGAAATTTGCGGTATGGCGACGGACAGCGTGGAGGTAGCGGAAAAAAACTAGAAGAGCGACCGGAGCTTGAGTGGTGGTTTAGGCTTGCCGCTCACTTAGGGATGTCGGTCGCAAGAGCACAACAGGAAATAAGCAGTCTTGAATTTAGTTATTGGCTGGCATATACAAAAAAAAATATGCTAGATCAGGACAGCTGGGAGCAAACTGCTTTGATGTGTAGCGTTGCCGCAAATGTTGCCGGCAATAAAACAAAACCAATTGACTTTTTGCCGACACAAGAAAAGAAGCAAGGACAAACCGCCAAAGAAATGGCGGCAGTAATGGAAGGATTGTTTAGTGGGAGTTAGTATCGGGACGCTGGCAGTGGCTTTGACGTCTAACACGGCGGGCCTTGAGAAAGGCATGAACCGTGCCAGGAAATCAATCAGTAAAGTTGCAGGGGGGATTCCCGGAGTCAATAAGGGACTTAATTCAATGGGCAGCGCAGCATCTTCCGCAATGAAGCCGCTGCTTCTTATTGCTGGGGTTGTAATTGCCGTAAAAAAAGTTTCCGACGCTTTTGGTGCTGTAATCACAGCTGCGTCAGACATGGAAGAAACGATGAACAAGTTCAACGTGGTTTTTGGTGCTTCGCGTGATGAGGCTTTGCAGTTTGCCGACTCATTCGCGGCAGGCATTGGCAGGTCAAGAGTTGAGATCGCTGGATTCATGGCAGAGGCTGCGGATCTGTTTAAACCAATTGGATTTACAACCGAAGCGGCTAAGGGCATGAGCGAGGTGGTTACAACGCTGGCG